TTCCTGTTGAATTGACACCTGGTAAATTAATATTGCCTGTTCCATCAAATGATACTCCACCAATATTTCGTGCAGTCTCAAGGGCTGTTGCCGTTGCTGCATTTCCTGTAGTGTCTTGGTTAAGAGTGCCTACAACAAAATCTAAAGTTCCATCTGCATCTTGGTACGTTACTGAAATACCTGTCTCAGTATTACCAGTAACCATACCGCCAACAATATCCTGTACCTCTTCATTTGTAAGAGTTGCAGTTATATAACCAGCACCATTTGTAATCGCATTATTGTTTAAAGAAATATTAGCTGTTCCATCGAATGAAACTCCAGCTATAGTTCTAGCAGTTTGTAATGAAGTAGCAGTTGCCGCATTTCCAGTACAAGAACCAGACGATCCAGAAACATTACCAGTTACGTTTCCAGTTAATGCACCTGCAAAACTTGTAGAGGTTAGAAGTCCAGAAGAAGGATTATAAGTTAAGCCTGTATCAGTTTCAGCGCCTTGTGTTCCAGTTGCTCCATCAACAAATAAAGGATAAACCGTTTCATCTGTTGAGTTATTGGCACTAACAGTTACGTTTGTTGCTTCTGTTGCAGTAGCAGAGTTTCCTGTACAAGATCCTGATGATCCTGATGTATTTCCAGTAACATTACCTGTAAGATTTCCTGTGACATCACCAGTTAAATCACCTACGAAACTTGTAGCAGTTAACGCTCCAGATGATGAATTAAATGTAAGATTTGTTCCTGTTTTAGGTGGTAAGTTACCTGTCTCAGCCGTCACAAATAAGACGTTACAAGTAGTATCTGATGACTCATCAGCAACAGTTACATTAGTAGCTATAGCAGAAGTACCTGTAAAATTAGTTGCAGATAAAACCTGTGTACCAGCTACTTTTAATACTTTTCCAGAAGCAAGATCAATATGTTCAGAACTTGTCCAAGAATCTGTTGAATCTACCCAATTCCAAGTCTTATCACCATCTGTTGAATCAATAGTAATACCAGCACCATCTACAGCAGCATCATTCCCATTACCTTTCGCAATCTCAATATTTTTATCTTTTACGGTTAAATTTGTTGTATCTATAGTTGTTGTAGTTCCAGAAACGGTTAAATCACCTGGTATGGTTACTAAACCAGCAGAATTAATAGTTAAACGACCAGAACCTCCTGTACTCAGAGTTAATGTATCTGAACCACCACTAATTCCTGTATTTGGATCTGAACTAAAACTAAAAGATGGAGCAGAAGCACTCCCATCAGGTGCTTTGCTTAATAAATCTGCATAAGTTATCTTTTTATTTTTATCAGCGCCAGTTCCACTTTGGTCAATAATTGGAATCGTATCTGTACTTGCAGGTGCAGTTAAAGCTGTAAATTCTGATATTTTGCGGTTTGTCATAATTAGAACTTAATTACATACATTAGAGCATAGTTTTTGACACGAACTTCGGTTGAACCATCATTAGAAATAGTAATACCAGTTGTTTCACTTGAAGTTCTACCTACATCTGATTCACTTGATGAAGCAGCTATATTATAAGCTTCATTTAAGTTACCAGCACCTGTACCAGAAGCTGGAAAATTACTACTACTTAAATTACTGTTATGTTGTCTCTCTCCAGCATTACCTGACCTAAAGGCATGGTGGAAATGGCCTGAGTCTGTAATGCTATGGTTGTGAGATTTATTTTGATCTGATTGACTCGAAGCAAATGATCTACCGCTATCAACTCCAGCACTATTATCCCAACCTCTTACAAATTGGCCTCTAAGATCAGGAAGATTAAAGGTAGAAGATCCATCTCCAGATCCCCATGTTGTTGAAATTGTCGCAAATAAACTAGCGTATGTTGATCTACTAATAGCAGCACCATTACATTCTAAAAAACCAGTAGGAACAGTAGTCGTAGCTAAATTAAATACAGAACCGACAGGAACACCATTAGCAAGTTCTCCCCAAGCTGATCCGTTATATCCTTCAAAAGAAGTTGTAGAACTGTTAAATCTTATTTGACCTGTAGCTGCTGTTGGTCTTTGGATAGTTGTACCACTTGGCAGTTTCAAAGCTCCTGTACCACCCATCACAATATCACCAGCAGAATCTACTGTTCCTGTAAAATCTGGAGATGCTTTTGTTGCTAATCCAAAATTATTAGTATGTGCAGCATCCGTTAAACTTCCTAAAACTAACCAACCATTATTAGCAGAGTTTCTTATTTTTAATAAGTTATTTGCAGTATCAGCCCAAATTTTATAGGCAACAGTAGTAGAAGGATCAGAAGAACCACTATTTAAAGATTGAATATCACCTAAACAGGTATTCAAATCTGCTCTAAAAGTCGCACCTACTGCATTTCCTATATCATAATCATGTGTATTGCTCATTTATGTAACCTCCTTACCAAAACCTGACGCCGCCCAAACAAAAGATCTAGCAACTGCGGAACTTCCATTTTTAAATGTGACTTGAAAACCTGTTCTACTTATATTAGCAAGTTCGTGGAAATCCCCAGATTGTTGATTAGTCGGAGTCACTACTACAGTCGGTGTTTGTTTAAATGGATTAGTAAAAGAGACAGTATATTGTGATGATCCAGTAGTAACTGGAGTTGAGATACTTTCTGTCCTTCCTTGTAATTCTAGTGTAGCTCCTAATTGAGTTACAGCTATGTTTTGGTTTGTGTCATTACTTGTTAATAATGCCTTAAATTCAAAAGCCCTGCCAGTAATTAACACATTACTAAATTCTTTATAAGCACTCCAAGTAGGCGAGCCAGAAGGATTGTCATTAGTTGCTCTGACATAAACAGCAGCATTACACGCTGTTGCTTCTGTCAATCCACCAACTGCATCGATATATCCCCAAGTGTCAATTAAATCTGTTCTGTCATCCCATAAACTATTTAAAATAAAATTACTTGCTTTTAAAATTTTTCTAAGATTTACATCATAAACTTGTGTTAAATCTACTGAATTACTAAATAGATATTCACCTGATGTTGCTGTTGCATTATTAGTAACTGTTAATTTTAAAGCATCTAAAGATGAATCATAAACAGTATTTGTTTTAGATCCTGTAAAGTTAGCAGTATGCTCATCAACAGTTCCTACTAACAACCTTTCTTGCGGTGCTGGTAGGTTTGTCGTAACCCTTGTATTATTCCAATCAGAATCTTGCGAACCAGGTGCAGGTGATTGTCTGCCTCCATCGTCCTCAAACTTTATAAGATAAGTTCCCTCAAGTAAGGGAACTATTTTTTGTGTTTGACTACCTGCCGCTGCGACAACAATTTCTTGTGAATCTTTCCATTGCGCTCCTGATGTTAAAGAAGAATGCCTAATAAGGGTTTTACCTCCTAATAAAACGTCAAGCTCTGTAGCACGATTCCAACTTAAAATTGCACTTGACTCGTCTATTGGTAATAAACTAACACCACTTACATTTGCAGGTAATGCTGTTTTTCCTACAGCAACAAAAGGATTTAAAGAGTTAGGAAGTGTAGACCTTAAACCAGAAGAACTTACGCTATAAACCTCAATTGTATAGTTACCTTCGATAGTATCTGGTATCTCATAACTTTTTGCACCTTCTACTATTCTTGATGTGTAATTACCTTGTTCATATCTCCACCTAACGTATGCGTTATCAGTAGATGTTGTCCAACTGACAATTATTTTTACCCTAGCAATTCCTGTATCTTCATAAATAACTTCTTCTGCCGTTACACCAGAAGGTGCTGATGGTGGTATATCTAAATCAGTAATATCTCTTGTTGGTAAAGTTATGCCGCTTTCAATATGATTATATTTACCTGAGTTATACTCACTTGCTGTCACAGTATAAAAAGCTCTATCCTTTTCTTCTATTGATAAAACTCTCCAAGTACTTGTGAGAATGTTTGTTGTTTGATAAACCCAAATGCTATTTGCATTAGGAGCGCTTGAAAAATGCTGACCTAAATTAATAACACTACCTGAGATTGATGAAACTATTTTATTTTCAACGCTACCATCAGGAAGTATTGCAGATAAAGTAGCTCCAATTGAATAAGTTAAATCTGTCGTATCATCTACTGTTACAGAGT